AGATTTTAAGATTAGTAAATGCGATAATTGAGGAAACCAATAGAATAAATGAAAAAAGAAGCAGTTAAGACTGCTTCTTTTTATTTATGAGACCATCTACAAGTATTTTTACTATTTCAATTTCAGATTCATCAAGTTCTGATAGCCCTAATATTAATTTTTTTGTCAAATCGTCTCCGTTGGAGAATAATCTTGCAACTTCTACTCCGACTTGCTCGACCAAATCTTCCTTAAACATTTCGCCTTTACCAGTAATAAGCCAATCATTATTAATGTTAAAGGTAGAACATATTAGATTTATATGTCTATCTCTTATTTTAGTTTTTCCTGATTCTAAAGCCGCATAAGTAGATTGTGCCATGCCTAATCTTTTTGAAAAATCAGCTTGATTTAAGCGTGATTCGATTCTTATCATTTTAAGTCTTTTATTCATTTCATACTACCTCCAAAATTTATAATAATCTAAAAAACATAAAAAAACAATAAAATTATCGAAATTCGATAAAATTATCGAAAAACGTTTGACATTTAATCGAAAAAAGATTAATATTATTTTGTCAAAAAAAGTTGAAAGGAGTAGAAAAATGAAAGAGAAACAACAAGAAATTAAAGATTTATTAGAAAAAATTAATGATGATTTATCTAATAAAGAAAAAATGTTTGTTTTAGGTGTTATCGAAGGCATCAAGTTATCTAAAACACCAAATTAAATAGGAGGAAATAAAAAAATGAATAAATGTCTAAGATGTTGGGTTAAAGGGAATAAAGAAAATTAGGAGGTAATCATGAAAGAATTAAGAGAGAAACTTCATAAAGTTATTGATGAATATGGGCTGACTGATGAAAGAGCTTTAGAAGTTAGTCGAAGATTGGAAGCAGATATTTGCAAGGAGCAAAGGAGAAGATTAAGTAAATGGAATGCAAAGATTGTAAATGGATAGAGCTAAGTAAGTTTGTGTTTCCCGATGGTAGTAATTCTATAACCTGCAATAAATATAGAAAACACCTTGGATTTACTGATAAAAATGGAGAAATAACAGAAACAAAATTTGTTGATGAATGCAAGTTAAGAACAAAGGAAATAGGATCAATCGTAGGAAAGTTTGCAGATGAAAATAGACAAGCAATTATTGTTACTGTGAGCAATGGATGGGCATTAAAGGTTAATGAACATGGACAAGAAAGTATTATTTATTTAAGTAAATATAAAAGCAAAGTAATAGACAGAATGAATATGTTTATTGCTAAGAAAAGCTGGATACCAGGAATAGGATACCAGGCTTCTATAGATAGATGGGTATGTAGAATTTCTAAAGGACAAAAAAAATGCGAATACATAGGAAGCTTCAAAACTTTTGCAGATGCAAAGAAGGCTTTAAGAGAAGCTACAATGAATCTTTAGGAGAAAAAATGATAGATAACTATATTTTAGAAGTGGCTAAATTAGCTCACCAGCTAGTTGATGAAAAAGGAATTTCCTATATAGAAGCTATAGAAGAAGCCAAAAAATATTATTTAAATTGGGGAAATAAATAAAAAATGGAAAGTGTTTATGATTATAGATATGAACAAGAAAATACTAAACAAGTTTATGAGTGTAGCGATTGTGAGTACGGGATATTCTTAGGAGATACATATTATGAAATTAATGATCTTTTTATCTGTGAAAATTGTATGGAGCAATATAAGAAGGAGTGTGAAGAAGCATGGCAGTAAATAATCAATTACAAAACGTAGTATTAAAACAAACTAATAATATGCTTGCAACTATGTTAGAGAGAGAATCAGGAGCTTTACCTAAAAACTTTAACCCTTTACGATTCAAACAAAATGCGCTAGCAGTTTTAAATGATTTAGATATAACAAAAATGAAAGGGCAAGAGTTTAATTTAGCAAGGTGCCTGATGAAAGGAGCATATTTAGGATTAGATTTCTTCAACAAAGAATGCTATGTAATAACGTACGGGGGACAACCTCAATTTATGACCGATTACAAAGGGGAAGAAAAACTTTGTAAAAAATATAGTATAAACCCAATCAAGGATATATACGCAAAACTTGTAAGAGAGGGGGATTTTTTTGAAGAAGTTATTGACGGTGGAAAGCAGTATATTAATTTCAAGCCTGTGCCTTTTAATACTGGCAATATTATTGGAGCATTTGCTGTAGTTTACTACAAAGACGGAAGCATGGCTTATGAAACTATGAGTAAAGCTGAGATTGAATACATAAGAGATAACTTCTCTAAGTCGAAAAATGGATCAGCGTGGACTAAAAGTTTCGGAGAAATGGCAAAAAAAACTGTACTAAGAAGGTTATGCAAGCATATTGAGCTAGATTTTGACAATATAGAGCAAGGAAAGGCGTGGGAAGAATCTTCGGATATGGAATTTAAAAATGAACCAGTCGAGAGTGAAAAGTCGGAAATTGAAAAGGAACTTGAAGATGATGGAACTATTGAAAATGATGATAAAGAAGATATCGTTGAAGCTGAATTTGAGGAAGTAGAAGAAAATGATAGAGATTTCTAAAGAAAATTATTATACACCAGAAGCTGATTCAAGTACATTTTCAGTTTCACAGTACAAGCTATTTAAACAATGTGAAGCTAAAGCTCTAGCAAAAGTAAAGGGGCAATATAGACAAGCTGACAATGAAGCCTTCCTATTAGGGAAATATATACACGCCTATAGCGAAGGAACGCTTGAACAGTTCAAGGCAGATAATCCAGGATTATTCAGCTCTAGAGGAGCTACAAAAGGTCAACTTAAAAGTGCTTATCAAGTTGCAGATAAGATGATAAAGACTTTAAGTAAAGATAAAGTTTGCAATAACTTTCTACAGGGAGAAAAGGAAGTAATAATTCAAGGGGAATTATTTGGTGTTAAATGGCGTGGAATGGTTGACATATTAAATATTAATAAAGGTTTTTTTGGAGATTTAAAAACCACTCAAGGGATTTATAAGAAATATAGTGGACTTAACTTCATAGAGCAATATGGATATATAGAGCAAATGGCAGTTTATAGAGAATTGATTAAACAACAATTTGGAGTTGACTTAATTCCATATATAATAGCCGTAACTAAAGAAGATATTCCAGATAAGGCCGTTATAAGAATTGATAAGGGTTATACAGACAATAAACTACAAGAGATGGAATTTTATATCGAAAGATTCCAAGCAATCAAAGATGGAAAAGTTGAAGCTGTTGGTTGTGGTGTCTGTGATTATTGTAAATCAATCAAAAAGGTTAGTAAGATATTAAGTTTAAGCGACCTGTAAAGGGAGGACGTATGGCTAAGGTTGACATTGCTATAGATAAAATAAAACAAATAATTGATAGAGCTATAGAAGAAAGAGATTTTATAAAACTAATGGAAGCTCATGATTTTATAGAAGGATATGTTGAAAAGGATAGATTTAGAAGTTTTCTAAAGTTTGATAAAGATGATAATCCAGTACTAGAAATTACAAAAGACTTTCAAATGATAACTCTTAATCTTGAAGAAATGAAGAAAGTTCTTGAAGATTTAAAGTTTTTAGAAAGTGAAAATTGGAGACTGCCATTTTAGGAGGAAATAAGATGAAAGTTAGATGCAGTAATGATTTAGGATTAACTAAATTAGAAGTTGGGAAGAAAATTTATGAAGGTGAATTAAAATTCAATGAATGGTTTGGAGAATACCGTTGGCATATAAAAGGCTTAGAGGGATTATGCTTTAAAGAGCAAGATTTTGAGATAGTAAAGGGTGATAACATGAAGAAAACATTTAGAGAAGTAATTGAAACAATTAAAGAAGGTGAAGTTTGGGTAAATGAAGTATCACCTATAAGTTTTATAAGGCTTAGAGAAGATGGAGTTCTAGATTTTAATGAGAACGAGGGTGTTAATTTATATAACACATATACTTTACAAAGAAAAGAGTACACTTTTGAAGAAGCATTTAAAGCTTATGAAGAAGGTAAGGAAATAGAGAGTTTAGATAGTAATAAAAAATACTATCAGGACATAAGTAATGAGGGGTTAATTGAATACTTAAGCATAGAAGAGATTAGAGGAAAATGGCACATAATTTATTAGAAGGAGCTGAAGTATTATGACAGAGTTAGAAATAAGAGCAAAGATTGAAGCTAATAAGAAAGAGATTATTAGTATTTTAGAAACTGTTAAAAGGCCAGGAATAGATAAATTAATTGAATGGTTATGTAAATATGATTACTTTACTGCTCCAGCGAGCACAATGTATCACAGCAACTACGAAGGCGGACTTGCACAACATAGTTTAAATGTATATAGAGTTTTAAAGGCTAAAGCAGAGCATTATACAGATTTAAACATACCTTCAGAGAGTGTAATTATCTGTGCATTGCTTCACGATTTATGCAAAGTTAATTTTTATGTAACGAGCACTAGAAATAAAAAGAATGAAGTTACAGGAAAATGGGAGAAAGTTCCCTTTTACAAGGTTGATGATCAGGTTCCATTAGGACATGGAGAAAAATCAATAATTATATTAAGCAGCTTTATAAATTTAACCCTTGACGAAATGTATGCAATAAGATCCCATATGGGAGGATATGAACCAAAAGAAAACTGGAACACAGTAAGTGGATGCTGGACCAAAAATAGATGGGGAGTATTGCTCCATACAGCAGATTTAGAAGCAAGTTATTTATATGAGACACACATTGAATATTAGGAGAAATAAATGGAACCAGCAAAGGCAATAAAGGCTTTATTTAATAAAGTTGAAAATGAG